AATGCTTGGAAGTGGGGTTCAAGATTCCCTGGAATCTATGGTAACTCTATAAGAGTTGTAATGACAGATGCAGGTCCAGATCAAATCTTATCACTTGCAGAACCAACATCTGCTGAGTGGGACTTTTCAGATATAATTACAAACTCAACTAATGTAGTTTACAACTTAGGAAACTCACAGGCAAAAGTATTTTCCTACACAATGGTCGTAACATTTGATGCAACTACAATCAATGGTGACTTCAAAAAAGATGAATACTGGAGAGCAGAGAGTTCTACAGGATCATCCGTTGACGTTCTTGGTCAAGTTGTAGCATACGATCCTGTAACAAGAAAGATTGAACTTAGCGTAGACTACGCCCAGTCATCTGACTTCTTACAAATAGGTGACGTTATTGCACTATGGGATGCAGCATCAGGTGGTAACAGAACTGGTGACAAAGCAACAGTACAAAGTGTTGAGCGTCAATTACGTGTTGTAAACGCAGCAGGTTCAGAAAACTTTGCAGCAAACTACACAATAGATGATGACAACACTTCTGGTGGTGGTATTCAAATCTTAAGTGTACGTTCAGATTACGAAGAGCGTTACTATGGTGGTGAGCAAAAATGGATCAACATTGCTCCACGTCCTACAACTTCTCCTTGGGTTTCAGATCGTGGTGGTGACAACGACCAGATGCACATCCTTGTACTTGATGGAGACGGAAAACTAACAGGAACTCCTGGATCACTTCTTGAGAAATTCCTATTTGTTTCTAAGTCCACAGATGCTAAAGGTGTACAGGGCGAAACACTATACTACAAAGACGTTATTAAAGCAAACTCAGCATACATTTACTGGGGTAGTCACGAAGGATCATCTATAATGGATGTTGACGGTGCTGCTAATGGTGGATTTGGTTTATCAGGTGTGTCTCGTTCATTCGATCTTATCAAATACGGAACACCTCTTAAGACTAAAGAAACAAATTTAGGTCGCGAAATCATTGGTACAACTAACGGATCAACTGTTAAGTACACACTACAAGGTGGTGTTGACGGATATACAGTTGCTCGTTCTGACATCCTTGGAGGTTATGACCTCGTAGGTGATAAGGAAACAGTTGATGTAGATTACATCTTAATGGGTCCATCAATGGCAAGCACTAATGATACTGTTGCTAAAGCACAGAAGATCATTGACATTGCTGCAACTCGTAAAGATTGTATCGCATTTGTTTCTCCATCACGCGGAGACATTATTGGTCAGTCTGACACAAATGTAATTGTGAACAAGACTATCGATATGTACGAGCAATTAGGTAGTACATCTTACGCGGTATTCGATAACAACTACAAATACATCTATGACAAGTATAACGATCAATATCGTTACATTCCTTGTAACGCAGACGTTGCAGGTCTTGTACTAGGTGCAACATTAAATTCAGAAGCGTGGTTCTCACCCGCAGGATTTAACAGAGGACAGTTACGTAACGCAATCAAACTTGCTTACTCTCCTCTAAAAGATCATAGAGACAAACTCTATGCTGCAAGAGTCAACCCAATCGTATCATTCCCAGGTCAGGGTATTGTACTATTCGGTGACAAGACTGCACTTTCATATCAATCAGCATTCGATAGAATTAACGTTCGTCGCTTGTTCTTGGTACTAGAAGATGCAATCTCAGACGCAGCGAAAACACAACTATTTGAACTCAATGATGAGTTTACACGTTCTTCATTCAAGAACATTGTAGAACCATTCTTGCGTTCCATACAATCTCGTCGCGGAATCGTTGATTTCTTGGTCGTTTGCGATACGAGCAATAACCCACCTGAGGCTATAGATAGAGGAGAGTTCTTCGCGGAGATATTCGTGAAACCAACACGCTCTATTAACTACATTACATTAACCTTCACTGCAACTAGAACTGGTTCTAGTTTCTCTGAAGTAACTAACTAATCAAGAGACTAACAATGGCAGAAGCACAACCAGGACAGGTACAAGGTGCAAATATAAAAGCACCTATCTTTACCTTCCGAGATAACGTAAAGGACTTTGCACGTCCTAATCTGTTCCAAGTTGAAGTGTTTGCACCTCCTGTTTTACAGGATGCAATTACACCCCAACCTGGTGGAGTAAGTGGATCAACCGCAGAAGTTTTAGAAACATCAGCGGGTGGTTCACAATTAAACGCAGCATCAGCAAATGCGTTTGGTACATTCCTTGTAAAGGCAGCAAACATTCCTGCATCAGTTGTAGGAGTTGTTAACGTTCCTTACAGAGGAAGACAATTAAAAATTGCAGGTGATAGAACCTTTGAACCTTGGACAGTAACTGTACTTAATGATCAGTCATTTAAGTTCAGAGCATTCTTCGAGGCGTGGTCATCTAACATCCAAGCACTACAACAAAACTTCCAAAACTCAAATACTATTGCAGACTATCAGTCTACAGCAAAAGTTCGTCAGATGGATCGTAAAGGAAACATCATCAGAACTTATAGATTTGAAGGTATCTGGCCAAGCAACATTAGTGCTATCGAACTTGACTGGGGAACAAATGACACTCCAGAAGAGTACACTGTAGAGTTCCAAGTACAATACTGGACATACGATACAGACGTAGATAGCGGAAACCAGTCATAAAAGGCGGTTTCTTACCTCGCTAAATAGTTACGTAGAACAGGTACATAGTTAATGTCTCAACTTTTTGGTTATTCTCTTGAGCGTGCGAAGAAGGGTCAGAGTAATGGTCCTTCTTTTGTGCGTAAAGAATCTGATGATGCTGCAACTCCCGTAGCAGGTGGTGGTTATTTTGGAACCGCTATTGACTTAGATGGTAGTTATAAAGACGAATCAGATCTTATTAGACGATATAGAGAAATGTCCATTCACCCAGAGTGTGATAGGGCAGTGGATGATGTTGTCAATGAGGCAATCGCAGGTGACAGAGATGATAGTCCCGTAGATGTAGACCTAGCAAACCTAGAAGTAAGTGCAGCGATACGCAAAAAAATCAGAGATGAGTTTCATAACGTTCTCAGATTACTAGATTTTGATAAGAAAGCATACGATATATTCCGCAGATGGTACATAGATGGAAAGTTATATTATCATAAGGTCATTGATACTAAAAATCCTCGTCGTGGTATTACAGAGTTAAGGTACATTGACCCCCGTAAGATTCGTAAAGTAATAGAATTTGAAGCAAAGAAAGATAGACAGTTTGTAGATCCACGCACAATGGAATCTTTGACTGCACCTAGATCAGCAGAATATTACGTTTACAATCAAAAAGGTTTACGTGGTCTTGAAACTACAGGGATCAAGATTGCATCTGATGCTATTGCTTTCTGCCACAGTGGTTTGAAAGATATGAATAAGAATGTGATTATGTCACATTTACATAAGGCAATCAAAGCACTCAATCAACTTAGAATGATTGAAGATAGTCTTGTGATCTATAGATTATCAAGAGCACCAGAACGTAGAATATTCTACATTGATGTAGGTAATCTACCAAAACAAAAAGCGGAACAATACCTCCGTGAGGTTATGAGTCGCTATAGAAACAAGTTAGTTTACAATGCAGATACAGGAGAAATAAGAGATGACAGAAAATTTATGTCAATGCTCGAAGACTTCTGGTTGCCCAGAAGAGAAGGCGGGAGAGGCACTGAGATCACTACGCTCCCAGGTGGACAAAATCTTGGAGAACTTGAGGATGTCAAATACTTCCAAAAGAAACTATATCGTGCATTAAATGTACCAGAGTCTAGATTAGAATCTGATTCCACATTTAATTTGGGTCGTGCTGCTGAGATTACACGTGATGAAGTTAAATTCCAAAAGTTTGTCACACGTCTCCGCAAAAAATTCTCAGAATTATTCCACGATTTACTTAAAACACAATTAGTTTTAAAAGGTATCATCTCTATTGAAGAATGGGATGATATGTCTGAGCACATTCAGTATGATTTTATCGCTGATAACTACTTCAGTGAATTAAAAGATCAAGAAATTCTGAATGAAAGATTGAATCTTGTTACTACAATGGATCCTTTTGCGGGTCGTTACTTCTCTCTTGATTACATACGTCGTAAGGTCTTACGCCAGTCAGACGCTGAGATTAAGGAGATTGATAAGCAAATGGAAAAAGAAATTAGCACTGGTAAATTACCAGATCCCGCTGCTCTTGATCCTATGACAGGAGAACCTATGGAGGGTGCACCAATGGATGCTCCACCAGAGGAAGAGTCCGAAGATATTACATCAACAGGACCCGAATCAGTGTCTCCCGCTGATTATAAACGCGGAGAATTCTAAATAGTATTAATTGAGGAATTAATTATGCCTAGCATTGGAGCTATGGAAATAGTCAACAAACTCTTTTCTGGATCAAAAGATGTCAGTTCAGAGGTTGACGATGCGATGAATACAATGACCGCTGCTGCTATTGATCAGCAAAAAATTGAAATTGCAAAAAACTTTCTGTACGAACCAGAAGAAACAGAGGAAACATCTAATGAAACTGATAACGGAGAAGGTTGAAGACGTACAAGTCTTAACTGAAGAGAAAAACGGTAAGAAAAAACTCTATATAGAAGGTACTTTTCTACAAGGAGAGATCAAAAACCGCAACGGAAGAATGTATCCGTTAGCAACTCTTGAGAGAGAAGTGTCTAAATATAATGAGTCATTCATAAAAAGCGGTCGTGCTCTTGGTGAGTTAGGTCATCCAGAAGGTCCTACCGTAAATTTAGATCGTGCATCTCATTTAATTACTTCTTTAGTGCAAGAAGGCAACAACTTCAGAGGTCGTGCTCGTATTCTCGAAACACCAATGGGTAACATTGCTAAGAACTTGCTTGATGAAGGAGTGAAACTTGGAGTTTCTTCACGTGGTATTGGATCATTAAAAGAAACTAATGGGTGTAAAGTTGTCGCTGATGACTATATGCTCGCTACAGCAGCAGATATTGTTGCTGATCCTTCCGCACCTGATGCTTTTGTCAATGGTATTATGGAAGGAAAAGAGTGGATATGGGCAAACGGACTTATAAAAGAGTCAGAAATTGCACATATTAAACGTGGGTTAGACAATGCCCCTAGTAGTAAAGTCTTGGAAGAAAGAAAACTTTCCGCGTTTTCACAGTTCCTAGGAACTTTATAATTATAAATAATTGTTAGAAAAACTGTATTAAAGTTAACAAGGAGACACAAATGTCCGCGAATGAAAAAGTTATGACACCCGAAGATTCTAAGCAGGAAGTCACCGAAGCAAAATTTGACGGTGCTGTATCTGATCAGTCTACTTTAGGTGCAGTTCAAGATCTTGGAGGTCCTACTCCAACGAACTCTAAACCTGATGATGAGTCAAACAAACTCAAGACTGGTGGTGGTCCAACAGCGACTGCTCCAAAAACAAAACCTTCTGATGCTAGTCCTCAGAAGCACGAGTCTGTTGAAGCAGAAAATGCAGAAGGCGACAACCTTATTGAGGTTGACTTATCCGCTGATGTAGCAGCACTCACAGAGGGTGAGGACCTTTCCGAAGAATTCAAAGAAAAAGCAACTACTATTTTTGAAGCAGCAGTTGTTTCTCGTTTGAATGAGGAAGTGGGTAAGATCCACGAAGAGTACGCTTCCACTCTTTCAGAGGAAGTAGAAAAGATTAAGACAGAACTTGCTGAGAAAGTTGATGAGTATCTTACATACGCAACTCAGCAATGGTTAGACAGTAACCAACTCGAAGTCGAAAATGGTCTTAAAGCAGAGATCGCTGAGAGTGTAGTTTCTGGTCTTAAAAAGGTTTTCGTTGAGAATCACATTGAGGTTCCTGACGAGAAAGCAGACGTTGTTGATGCAATGACTGCTGAATTAGATAATATGGAAACAAAACTCAACGAGCAAATTGAAGCTAACGTTGAACTTACTAAAAAGGTAAGTGCCTTTGTTAAGAATGGGATTGTGAACGAAGTAGCAGAAGGTTTAGCATCTACCGAAAAGGAGAAGTTATCCCAACTTGCTGAGGGTGTTGAGTTTGAAGATGAAGAGTCATTCCGCAATAAGGTAGCAACTCTTAAGGAGAGTTATTATCCTAGCAAACCTGCTGCTCCTGCAACAGAAACTATTGCTGAAGACGTACAACCTGTTGTGGATACAGATATGACTGAAAGTATGTCACGTTACGTGGATGCTTTACGTCGTTGGACTAAGTGATAAAAATACCCTAAACAACTTTTAAAAAAATACTTTTCCTGGAGGGGA